CGACACTTATGACAGTTGGGGAAATTCGAGCTTTGACGAAGACTACAGTGAAGATGGCTTCGAAACGGAAGAATATGAAGATGAATATGAACCAGACTGGGACACCGGACCACTTATGAGCGACGACATTGACCTTGGAATCTCTGATAGATTTTCTTATGACGCTGTCACTGGAAGACGCTCAGGCGGTGGACTCTATGAGTCAATTATTAATGAAGCAAGATCTTCAAAAGAATTAATTGGATCTTTTTTAGACGGTTTAAAAATTGTCAAAGAAGTGGTTAAAAGCATTGATAGGAAATACAAAGTTAAAGAAATTTCAATTGGAGATGCTTATGAAAGACTTACGTTTGCTTCATCTCCAGTAATTATTACGGTTTCTAAAACAATAGAGGATGTTGAAGATATTAAAAAGATAATCGATAAAAATTTAGTTGATAATATTAAAATACAGGGAAATAAGATAATATTGTCACTAAATGTTTAGTGTTTGAAGCTGACTTATCTCTTTTACCGGCGATTAAAAAATGAAGACTAAAAAGACGATAATTTTTAGCTAAAGTCTTCTGAGACTAATTATTCATGGCAAACAAACTAAATGAAAATAGTGTTTATATAGCTGGAAGCTCCCCGAAGAGTGAAATAGTTAAGACGAGTTTTACGTCAAGACTTTCTTCTCTTTGGGGCTGGCAAGGTGTTGGACAGTCTAAAGCTGAGAACGAATTTGAAAAATCGAGTGGTATCCGCTTTGTAAAAGTAGACGTTGCAAATGACGCCTATCGTGTAAAACACGCGGCACTCGGAAGCATCTTTAAGTCTGAGCCGCTAGCTACAAACTTAAACAAATATTTTAATTCCTATTTAAATGAAACGACTCTCGTATACAGTGACATTGCAGAGAGACAGCAACGTCTTAATGAACTTCGCTTTGCTGTTCTTAATGATCCTTTTTTAGGAAGAGTTTGTCAGCTCGTATCAGATGAAGCAACACAATTAGATGACCAAAACAGGCTCCTTTCAATCGAGTCTCCTTCTATTCAATTTGTAAATAGATGTTATGAACTCTTTAGTCAATGGGGTCTCACGCAGCAAAGAATATCGGCCGCCTGCTATGACTTAGAACAATATGGAGAAGCTCTTTGGTCTCATCGTGTTACTGAGAAAGGTGTCGAGAGAATAATTCCATTGAAAGTGAGCTCTCTAAAAGAACGGCTCGAATTTTCGGCTGCTCACATGGCTGAAGTTATCGCACAAATGACGGGCGAAAACGAGATGATGAAAAACCGGAAGTCTAAAATTGACAAACTGGTAAATCTTCTCACTACACGGTCTGGAAAAGACACACTCAATGACTATGACGAAAACTTCGCGGACATGTTTGATACTAAGCTGCTCGGCTTCGAGTTCGCAGATGGAGTGGTTGTTCCTCCATGGTTAGTAACACACTTTAGATATAAAGCTGACAACTCCGAATTTTTTCCATACGGCACACCGCCACTTTTAATGGCATTAGCCCCTTTTAAACAACTGTATAGTACAATGGCATTACAAGGCCTTGCAAGGTCGGCTTCATTTCCAGTTCAATTATATACTGTAAAAGGCACTGAAGGTGTTGGTGTTGCTACAGCTTTTGAACAAGTCAACGCCGTTAGAGAAGAATATGATAATATTGGTGTGAGCCCAATGTCTAATTCTCTTGAGGTGTATACTATAAATACTAAAATCTGGGTTCCTGAAGGCTTGCTAGACTTGAAAGTCATTAAGTCTGAAGTTGACATGGACTTTATTGGTGATATTGAACTTTATGAAGACAGAGTAGCTATTGCATCTGGTGTACCTAAGTCATATTTGGATCAGGAATTTGGTGGCTTCGGAAATAGTGGAATCGCCTTAACGGAACAATATAAACCTTTTGCAAGACACGTGTATAGCATTCAGTCTGCATTCTTAGAGGGTCTCGGCCAGCTCATAAGATTGCACTTCGCCATTACGGGAGAGTTTGACTACAATATTCCCTTCGTTTTAAGTATGCGTTTTCCAGCTGAAGATGCTGGTCAAGAAAAACGAGAAGCTCGTTCAGCATCATTAGAACTATCCAGTAGTATAATCGAAATGCTTCAAGACGTTTTAGGATTAGAAGATGGTGAAGGACTACCTGAAGATGTCGTTGCGGATATTTTAAGCAAGTATTCTTTTTTAGATCCAACCGATATTCAAAAGTGGATGCGGCTTTCTTCAATATCGAAGATGACACGGGATGCTGAAGAATCTGATGAAGACGATGATGATGGCTATGACTTTGGTGGCGGCGGTGGAAGCAGCTTTGGTGGAGACCTCGGTGCGAGTGGAGGTATAGGAGAAGTTCCTGCACCTGCTGGACCAGATGGGGGCGATTTAGATCTTCAAGACACTGGTGAAGTTGGTGAAGTAGAGGCTCTTCCAGAGTCAATGTCGACTGAAGAAAGAAGATATTATCTGCAAACTAAAAAGCTACTAAATGAAAAACTTAAAAAAGAGCAAAAGAAGCTTAAAGAAGCTAAACGAAGAAAAAGACTTCGTGAGATTAGTGAGAGATATAACGAATCTAAGAATGATATTTACTTTAGTTTCCTACGTGAAAATCACATGACGGAATGGGTAAAGCCTGGCAGCTCTCATGAGATAATGGTACCACCAATAAATAAAGGTCATGTCTTATATGAAACTTTTGCTGTGCTTAAAGACAAAAGTCCATCAACTTCAAGAACTTTACGAGAAGACGACACTCTTAGTTTGAAAGACCAC